AAATATTGAGAAAATAACACCATTACATAAATCTGCATTCAAAGATATGATTAATTATGAAAAACGAAAAGCAGAGAGAAATTTAGGTAAGTTATCTAAAAATTATCAAAGACAAAAAGAAAAGATCTTAAAAGAGGTTGTAGATCTTGAAGAGGCTTTGGAGGATTGGAATGATTGATGTTTTATTTTTTCTATGTGTTTTTATTTTTATAAACTATTTTGCATGGTGGTTAATTAAAAACGATAAAATATGATTGATTTACTTTTATCTTGTTCGTTGTTGGCACAGTTGAATTTTCATATATACCAGCCCAATGACATACCAATTGTTGTTCAACAATGCGAGATAATAGAGAATGTGCAGGAGTGGATTCCTTTAGTTAGCGAAATGTTCACAGATGATTCTGCTCTTGCACTAACTATTCTTTTCTGTGAATCATCCGGATATGCAAATGCAACAGGTTACAATAAAGATGGATCAATAGATCAGGGATTGTTTCAATTTAACAACAATACTGAAAAATGGCTTGAGGATGATATTTATAAGAGAGATCTTGATATGTATGATCCATACACAAATGTAAAAGCTGCTCGGTGGTTGTCTAAATATGATGGTTGGCATCATTGGAATAGTTCTAAACATTGTTGGGGGAGATATGACAGATAGAGAAACAATAAAAAATATTCTGTTGAGGAATGAGGATAATTGGGTATGTAGCTCTGTTTTCTTGCGAGATCACTTTATAAAAGATTATGCACAAAGAATCAGCGAAATCAAACATGATAATTATAATGGATTCAAGATAGAGATACAGGGAAAAAAATGCGATATGCACGACCACAGGTTATTCATGTACAAACTAAGCAGAGAGATGCCTGATTATGAACGCAATACCTTATTCTGATGACATAAACAAAGGCTTTGAGATTGTAAAAAAACATCTCAAAGATATTGGATTATGGAACAGAATATACAGTAGATATGAGATAGATTCTTTGGCTGAACATCACTTATTCCAGAATCATTATGGTGGCGTTGAGTTTGATGTAAAAATAAAGAATGTTGATTCAAGATGGCACATTGTTTATACATACAAAGATTTATTCAATGTACTAACAGAAACAGAAAACAGTAATCAAATCCTTTGGGATCTAGCTTATGATGATCTAGTTGCTTTATTGTATGCTGTGGTAGTAGAACTGAAAAAAGAAGAAGATAGATTGCTTGGTAAAGCGATCAGAGAATCTGAATACAGGAAAGCTGCAAAGCGAATGCACTACTACAATGATGGCAACTTTCCATTTTAAAAAAAATCAAGAAGTAAGATTTGTTGAGCCCGGTACAGATTTCTTGATGCCAGAAACACAAGACATTATTTGGCGATATGGAAAAATTTTATTCAAGATAAATAAGAAGTATGGTGCAACAAGTTACATGATTGAAGAGCATATAAACAAAAACAAACTCAAGATTTCAGAATATCTTGTCTTTGAAGTACATTAGAAATATGCTAGAAAATAATGGAATGACAACGAAAGAAATGATTATGCTTGTGATTCAGGGGCAGCGTGAGATCAATCAGCGTATTGATGAATTACACGAAAAAACGAATAGTAAAGTTTCTAAAACAGAGTTTTTCAGTTACATGGGCGTAATCATATCATTTGCTGTTCTTCTTAGAACAATGATGTGATGGAGGATAATATGGACTGTTGTGGGCAGGGCTGTTGTTCTGGTGGATAAAGATGGAGAGTAAAACTCATAAATAAATATGCAAGAATTGTATTTGCATTATTTTTGATATTTCCCACACCTGTAATAGCAGAAGAAGATAATACAACAACAACTACAACTACTACTACCACTACAACAACAACTACGATACCGGGAGAAGTAGAAGAGATAGAAACATTTGATGGTACAACAACTACCACAACTACAACTATTCCTGATGAATCAGTTGAAACAACTACGACTACTACAACTACAACGATTCCAGATCTATCAACAACTACAACAACTGTTCCTGAAACATGGGAACAATCAACAGATATTGTTTTGCCAGAAGATGAAATAGATAGTCAGGGAAACGAGATTGAGAACAATATACAGATTGATGATAAGCATAGTAATGGTAATTGGTCTTGTTGTGGTATGACAGATTTCCACATGAATCTACACTACTTCCAACATGGCAACGAAAGTAATGATTACACTTTTGATCTTCCAGATGAACATGAAATTTATGAGGTTGGCTTTCGCATTGGTGCTTTGAATAATGATGGAACAGTAACCTATACGCATACTGATGAAACAACACAAGAAAACATTTTAGAGGGGCAAGATAACACCGATATACAAAATATGTTTGAGGATGTTGTTTATAACATATATGACACATTAGAAACATTTATTGATAGTTTTACAATAACCATAAATGATTGGTCTTTGTTAGATGATATAAGTTTTAAGTATGTAACAACTACTACAACTACTACCACAACAACTACAACAACTACAACAATTTATATTCCTCCACCACCAGATCCAGAGCCAGAGCCAGAGCCTGAAGTCTTTGAGGTTATAATGGATGATGGTACTATTTCTGAATATACAGAGGCACAACTTCTTGATGGGGATCAAGATCGTGATAATGAGAGAAAACGAAATTTTCAAATTTATGGAGTTGAACTAACAGATGCACAAATTGAAAGAGGAGATTTAGAAAACTATGACATTGAAATCATTGAGGATGAAAATATGGATCAAGACAGAGAAGAGCTTTCTGATGATGTTGATATATCTGATATTGATGAAGATAGATATGAAAATGAACGAGAACTTGAGGCAATTCCAGAAGAGATTACTGATGAAGAAATGGAAGAATTTATTGATACCATCATTGAAGTTGAAGAGTTTTTGGAAGATTTTGAAGAGGTAGAGATAATTTTTATTGAAGATTTGGAAGATTTAGACATAAATTTAGAGCTTGAAGATATACAGATCCCGGAAAAAGAAGAAAAGTTTGATGATTGGGACACAGAGTTTGAAGAGATAGAAGAAGAATTTATTGAAGAAGAAATCATTGAAGAGATAGAAGAAGAGATACTTGAAGAGATTTTGCCTGAAGAAATAACAAAAGAAGAATATAAAGAAATCAAAGATAAGGAAAAAGAAGATTTAACACTTGAGGAAGAGATTATCTTAGTTGAGGTTGTTGAGGAAATCATAGAAGAGGTTGTAGATGTTGAGGAATTAGAAACAGTTTTTGAGGAAAATGACATTGAAATACTTGAGCAGGAGGAGTTAGATAATCTTAGTGAAGAAGAACAAATTATCTACCAAGAGGAGCTTGAAGAGGTTGTAGAGGAGTTTGTTGAGTCTTTGACTGTGGATGAACTAACAACAGTTGTTGAACAGGTTGCAGAAGTTTCGGTTGAGAGTCTTGAAGTAGCAGATACACAAACACAAAAGATAGTTCAAGCAGTTGTTACAGAGGTTGTTAGTACAGAAGTTATTGAAGATCTTACACAAGAAGAAGTAGAAAGCGTTGCAGAGGTTTTAAATGTTGAGGCAGAAGATGTAGAGATCTATGCAGAATTAGTAGAAACAGATGAGGTTGTAGAACAAGCAGTAGAAGAATATGTTGAGAGAGCAATAGAAAATGCAGATAGTTCTTTACAGCCTTACAACTTAGCAGATGTTCAGAGTGAGATCAGGGCAGAACAATTATTAGCAGATCCTGTTGGAACTTTGCTTGATGTAGATCTAGCAGAGATAAGTTTTGCAGAGATAACTTCCATGCCCGAATCACAAAAAGAAAAAGCCCAAGAAGTTTTGATCCCGGTAGTTTTAACAAGAATAGCAAGTATGTTTAGTATGGTAACGAGGAGAACAGGATGATAGAAAAAATGTGGAAATGGTTAGTTGAGGCGATCAGGGAAACATTAGCTTTGAGTTGGACAATTTTGGGGCTAGTGATTTCTTATTTGACACTTTCCGGACAAGCCGCCACGATAACAGGCGTAGGGCTAATAATTACACTTACAATATGGCTTTTAACGATCAGTTTTCGTAAAAATGTGTAAATATTGCAATACAGAAGAAAATATAATACATAGTGGCGTAGATGGATTGTATCTAGGGTGTTTAAATGATTTACACAACATTTGTTATGACTGTGGAA